TCTAATTATTTATATATAAATAATTAGAGCTTTGCGTGTATATATAATACTCATAAAAGCCAAGTCTTTGGCGAGAGGCTTATTTTGGGGGAGGGTAGGTCAAGTACCTCTGTGTATTCTTTGTAGGATATTTCGATCCAACCTATTTCAAAGTCAACCCATCTTTTTTGGACTTCTAAGTGAGCTATTTGTTTGTCCTCTGCCATTAAAGAATCTAAAAAGGCTTTTTGTAAGTTGTCTATGTCTGGTTTGGATTGGTGGAATCTGCCGTGATGTAGTTTCTTTTTTTTCTTAGACCAAGAGGGTGGGACTGGTATAAAGAAGGTTATAGAAGCACCAACCGGTGGGAGAACAAATCTTTTTGACTTAGCTTCTGCGCATAGATCCACTTTGTACTTGTTGTACTTTTCTAGTCTTATTAATCTACTTAACCCGGATGGGCGTAATTTTTCTCTAGGTATCCTGAAAAATATTGAATCACCCTGAGTTGCCCTTACGTGAGTTTGGGGTGTTATATTAAGGATTACTTTTTTCATAAACCCCTCCTGCGTGTTGAACTGCTGGTTTCTGTTTTGCGATCTGTCTTTCTAAAATGTCCTCTACCGTTTTGCTTAATGACCATTTTTTCTTTTTGGCTAGAAGTTGTAATTTAATGTAACTTTCTTCTGAAAGGCTAATTGTAATTCTTTTTTTCATTATGATGCAGTTTGATGCAATATACATCATATTGTAACATTTACCAAAAAGTGTACATAATTTTGTACAAATAAAAACCTCCTTTTTAGGGGAGGCTACTTGGGGGAAGTAAATATATTATCGTTTATTTTTTCTTATGTCTGTTTGCAAATGCTCTTGCGGCGGCAACAGAACCGAATCCCCACGCTTTTAGTGCTAATGCTTTTCTCGTTGGTTCGCCATTTGGCTTTTTCATATCTCCTTTCATGCCTGCGAATCTAGCTGCGAATGATACACGCCTTGGATTAACTCCGGACTTAACTGGTGCTTTTAAATTACCACCTCTTTCTTTGTTGTAGGAAGCCCTTCCTTTGGCGTTTAATCCGCCTTTTGGGTTCTTACCTTCACTACGCGTCCAAGCTGGTGTTTTGTGCCTCATTATTTTCCTATTGTAACGTTTTTGCCTTTTTTATAATTTTGAGTAAAATATAATGCGTCATTATCATCTTTAAATTTAATAAACTCTCCGGTTTTTTTAGCATAATTGTACGCATCATCACTATTTAAAAACTTCAATTGATTTCCCATTTGAACAACCCTAGGATACGCAAGACCATCTGAAACTTCCATAAAGTGAGTCATGCTTCTTTTTGAATCTTGTGGATCTGGTATAGACATTGGCTTGGTGTCAAACATCCTTTTGATAAAATTTTTAGACATATTTGCTTTTAAAGTGCTATCTATATTTAATCTTGGAGTCTTTTTTAATAATAAATTAGACATTGGATCTAATGGCGCGTTCATTATACCTAGCATAAAAATTATTTTTTTTCTTTTGCTTTAATTTTTCTTTCTTGCTCAAGCATTTCTGGTGTAGGTTTCTTACCTGATCCTGCTTTTGCTCGAATGTTATTCCAAAGACTATTGGCAACTCCTAGTTTGTTTAGTTTTCCTTTCATTTTACATTTTTTGACTAGAATGTTTTTTTGTCCCTGCTATGGCTGATTTAAGATTTAATAATCTTTTATTACTGTTGACTCTCCTGTCTTTGGATTAAACTTAGATTTAATAATTTCTTTTTTACCTTCCTCTTGTCCTTTTTTTCTTCTGTATATATCTCCATAATTATCTACATAGGTATCAAAATCAAACAATTCAGGTTTCTCTTGCATAAGCCTTTCTAAATAACTTGCAGCATATCCGCCAAGAGCAAATTTCTTATAATCTTCTTTTCTAACTGGTGCGATTTTACCTGTTCTTTTGCTATATACTCCTCCAAATGTATCAGGGTTTCTTGGTTCTGCACCTCTATATCCTAAAACTTCACCACCAGGAACCCAGAACGTAGGATTAAAATAACCGCCCTCTCTTATCCATTCTTCACTTGGAGGCGGAGGCGGAGGTGAAGGAGCTTTGGTTTTTTGCTTATCAACCTCTTTAATAGACTTCATTATTTCAAATGTTCTAGCCCCTAAGATATTATCAGCAAGAGTGCCTGCTTTTGGCATGCCATACTTTTGCATCATATTTTTTATAATATTTTGTCCTTCTGGAGTTGATTGCAAATAGTTTAATTGAGCTTGTTGAAACTCTTTATTTGATGTAGTTGGAAAATTATATTTATTAGCATACTCAATTAAATCATCTTCAGATAAACCAGATTCAACAAAAGCATTGCTCATTCCTGTAGGAGTTTTTTCAATTCCGCCTCCATATACAGAAAGTCCTGTATTTTTTACTTTTTTAGATTTATTTTTGCCCGGCCCTTCTTGGATAAAATCCACAGGCGTATTCATTATGCCTATTTTTTTCATTGTTTTGGTATTATTGTTCCAACTGAATATGTTGATCCAATTGGTGCTTGTGTTATAGATGTTTCACCCGGATGCGCCCTAACAGCTCTGCGCAATGGTAATGCTAATTCATTAAGGGGGCCATAACATTCTGCTATTGTTACGCCATTTTTTTTGTTTGGTAATACCTTACATGGCATGCACCACATATTGCTCATACTATTTTCTGGTTCTGCTGTAATAGTAAATTTTCGGTTTTCTGTTGGTAAACTTTCCCATGTTGGAGCTTGAGGAACACTATCAAAATACCAGAAATAAGACCAAACAGTTTTGTCTGTACTATCTGGAGTGATTAATGGATTTGGTACAAGTATTCTATTAGCAATTGAAGGGCCGTCCATTACAGGACAAGCTGCAACTCCTTCTAAAAAATTTTTACCTTCTACAATTATTGTATCCCCAGTTGGTTTTGCGCCAGATGCCCCACAGAAAGCAAACTTGCCTACAACAATTGTCAATGCTTTTTCTTCAACTTTTGGTTTTTTAACCAATACAAAAACACTTGCTAAAAGCAAAAATGTCAAAAATGCAATTATGATTTTTTCTTTCATAACACTAAATTAAGAAACTTATGGAATATCGGAAATTTTTATTTCTACCCCCGAAAGCATGGCATCTATGGTAGCCTCAATTATGTCCCTTTGTTGTGGGTTCAATAGGGCTACTTTTTCGCTTATGGCTGGGATAGCAAATACATCGCTTTCAATTTCAGCCTTAAATCCTTCTCTTACGGCCTGCGTCAAGTGTGGGTAGGCAAGCAAATCTTTGAATATCCAGTTTATTCTGTCTATATATGTTTTGAATAGTTTTGATCCCATGGCCTCTGGGAACTCTCGTCTAAAATCCTCGAAATGCTCTCTAGCCATTTTTAAGTGGTGTACGGAACTTACCACATTAGATCCTCTCATTGTTAAAGTTTTTGTGAGTGTTTTCTATCATACTTAGGTATGCTCTTGCTTTTTCTACCTTGTCTTGGATTAGCTGAATATCTTCCTCATTTCTTTGTACTGGAAAGATAAGTATTCTTTCTTTTATATCAATGTCATCAAACATCATGTTTAATTCCAATTTAGAAGCCTCTAGGACGTACTCAGGGCTTTCTTCTGATATAACATCCATTCGGTAGAGTAATGACTTCTTTTCCTGCTCTATGATGCCAAACGGGGTGTTTACAAGGCAATATGCAATTGACGATTCAACCGCGCCTGTTAGCCACATGTATGACTGCAATTGCCAATAGTACAAATCCTTTAACTTTTCTGGTAAATTTCCTAAAAATGTAAACAGGTCGTAACTTGATTTCACATCCCATATCTTCAATCCACTTTCGCTTAAATCCAAAATATCTGGATGCCCTGTGATATAATCGTTAGTGAATCGTTCTGAGTTCTTGCTAAATGGCTTGCCCATGTATTCCGAAAGCAATGCGATCGAATCATCTTCTACTTGGATTCCTTTTTTCATTTGCTTAGTCTGTACGTCTTTTCTGCGTCCGTACTTTTCTGCAATGTAGATTTCAAGCAAGTGTGTCTTTGCTGTCTTGGATAAGTTACCTGCGTCCTTGTCTGCTTTGGCTTGTGGTTCCGTTAGAAGATACCCAACAGAGCTGGATCTAATTAAAGTTTTGTTAAAATTCACTTGAAAGATTTTAGTTTTTTGTCGTAATACTTTTTTAGTTCTGGTTTGTTTTTGGCCATAAATTCAAAGGCCTTTAGTTCGCCTTCGTTTTTACAAGCGTCAATAAAGCTCATTGTTCTCTCAATCAGCGTTTGGGGAGATTGTGTCTTGATCAATTCTACTGGTTCTTCTTCATGTTGCAAAGCCTGAACTTTTTGATTGGTAAGATGGCACTCCTCTACGAATTGTTTTGCGAGATCAATGGCCTTATTTGCGCTTTCACCTTGCTCCAATACAATCTCAACGCCAATTCTTTCGGATTGGTAATTGCCAAGATTGAATGTTTTTTG